CATATCCCCATTAACTTCTCATAATCCGACTTTGTTCCCAACTTCGGATACTTGTAGTTGTCATTTCCGTTTTCAATGATAACATCCATTAACTGTCCCCAAGTCAGAGCATCCATCTCATCCAAGGTGAATCCGACCTGCTTCCCTCTCAAAATAACAAGGGCTGAAGTCATCACTCTGCTTGTGGGCTCTGTGCGTTTTTTGGTGTCACGCTTGTCTTTTTATTCTGCATATAAATTCCGAGTATTTCTTCGGCATTGTTTTCAATCTCATATGAGTCAAGGCTGTCGAGCCAATCAAAGAAGTCCTCTTCTGTGAGGTTCTCCACAGCTCTCCATCCTCCAAGCTCTGCCCTCTTTGCCATTATGAAGGCAATCTTCCTAATCAATTCGGGCATTTTGTCCTCATTCTCTGATGCGTGTTGCATACTATATGCTATATTGATGTGGAATACCTTGTCCGCCATGTGATCTGTCATAGCTGTGGCTTCAAAAGGCATCTTTGTTTCACCGATATATATCTCTGTTCTCATGTTTCACCTCGTTTTATTCAAAAAAATGGAGCGGAACTCCGAAAAGAACCGCTCCGTTAATATTATTCGCCAACAGGCTCTTCCTCATCCTCATCATTATCCGATGAGGGCGTGTTAGGGAGTAGTCGAAGGCTCATATACACTATCGAAGAATGTGCTATAGCCCGTCTGTCCCTTTGTGAGTGTAGCCTGTATCAAATTGCAAGCCTCACCATCGAGAGTCACTTCGTCAGCTCTTCCAATAGCCTTGATGGTTACTGTCTGAGTCTGAACCTCTGTTCCGTCCTCTGTGGTAGCTGATGATGCTTCGGGTCTTGATGCCGAACATTTATAAAATACTGTCCTCTGACCGCCAACATCTCCGCTTGTCTCGTAGCCAAATGCAAAATACTTTGTAACTGCATTCTTTACTTCTACAATCGCTCCGTTTTTGTCCTCGATGTCTCCGAAGATATCCTTCTTGAAGCTGTTCGGAACTGATGCGCTTTCAAAGTCTCCCTCATAGCTGGATGCTGAAGATGTTACATAGTAAACACCATCATCTGCATAGAAGTCCTCCTGTGAAGCATTGTTCTCAAGTCCGATAGATACTGCACCCGGCCACTTCTTCCAAGCACCATAAGTAGTTGTTATGACTCCGGTCTGCGGATCTGTGGTTTCTGTCAGCGGTGCATAATATGCGTTTTTGAGTCCAAAATGAACTTTATTCTCTGCCATTTGATAAACCTCCAAAATTGTAATATGTAATGGTCAACTGCTCATCCTCAACGATTGCCATATCAGATGTCCACGGTATCCCATTTTCTTTTAACTTTTCTCTTATAGTTTCATGAAGCTGCGGATTAATCTGCTCGCCCTCGTATACCCGGAACTCTACATTCAGAACCTCATAATATACCACACTGTCCGCCACAAAGTTGTTAGGCTGAGAGATATGATAAGTTATGAATGGAAGAGGGGTTCCCTTTTTAATTCGATTAAAGCCAACAGGGATTCCGAAGCTTGATAATAAATTATAAACGTCTGTCTGTGTCATAATTCTGCCTCTATCTCCTCTTGAATCTTCGCCTCAAACTCCGTCTGGCAAAATTCCTCAACAGGCTTAATGTGCGGAATAGCTGCAGTGCTCTTTCCGGTCGCATGACCATGAACAACGATTTCGTGACCATTTTCCAGAAGATGCGTAAGCTGATACTGCTTATTATAAACAGTCACCTTCTTGGCATTATCCTTCTTTTTAGTCCAAGCATCCGCATAATGACCGCCCTTGCCCTGTCCTCTCGGAGATGTAGCCTTGAGCTTCTTAACAGCTTCCTTCGCAGTCTCATCTGCTGCTTTATCAACAGCCGTTTCGACAGCGTGCGGAATTTCCTGCAGGATCTGTTGTATAGTTGATGCCAGGGCTTCTGGTCCTATCGTTATTCCTTTAGCCATACGTTACACCGCCCTTCTTCTCGAGATATAACTCGATTATATCGGAATTAGCTGCACGATATGTTCTGTATATTCCGTACCTTGTGCCGTTAATCTCGGCAATTGTCTGATCAGCGTACTCAAAATCATAGACTGTGACTACATATTCAGCATTAATGTCATTTGCTCCAGCATCAAACCATTCGGAACGACTCACAGATCTGATATTCCCCATTATGGTGGATTCCGTCTCTGTAACTGTCTCCTGCCCTATATCGTCGATGGTTGATGTCTCGCTGATCAACGTAACTTCAATCAGATTGTCCATCATCCACCTCCGTATAGTCTGAATATTTACTGCTCATGAGCAGTTCTTTTTTTGCCAGATCATATGAAGCCCTTAAAGCCTTGCTTCTTTCCAGATCAGAAGTCTGATACCATCGATACCCGGCATACAAGAGGATTGCTCCCTTAATCTTGCCTGCCGGATTCTCTGGCATTACTATATTAGCCGTGGCAACCAGGTCGTCTTTAGCTTCATCAATGAGGTCATTGATCTGGCTGTTAATAGCCTGACTATTGATTGATATTCTGTATGCAATTTTAAAATCATCTATTAAAGCCATCTCATGCGCCTCCCATCAATTACTCTGTAACCTTGTTAATCTTAACGAATGCCTTAGGAGCTACAACTCCCATTCCTACATACTGACGTCCTACGATCTTAACGAGATCCTTCTCAGCAAGTGAGAGGTCATCAACCTTAATCTTTACATCGTTGCCTGCAGGGAAGTTAGCCTGGAAGCCGTATCCGATATCTCCGATGATAACTACTGTATCATCTTCAGAAGCTGCACTGAATGCCTTGAGTGCATCTGAATAGATAATTCTGTCCTTAAGTCCGTCATAGATATCAGCTCCATAGCTAAGTCCAAGAGCAACAGCCTCAAAAGCTGCCTTGGTCTGCCTGTTCATAACTATTCTGAGATCCTTTGCCTTTCCAGAAAGAAGAGCAACTGCGTTAACGATTGTATCTGCAGCAATCGCTGTGATTTCTAAAACAGGAACTCCGGGACCCTGTGCAGCACTTGTTGTAGCAGGAGCAGCAATAACCTTTCCAATAGCAATCTCGTCAGCCTTCTCAACTATCTTATGTGCTACTTCCTTATAAATCTCCTCAAGTGTATCAATTGTTGTACCCTCAAGAGCTTCATCAGAAACTGTGATCCACTTCTTGATTGACTCAGCCTTAAGTTCTACTGTGCCCCATACAAGAGTCTCTTCTGTTGGTGCATTTGTGCCTTCAACATGAACTACAGCACCCGTTGCTGATACTTCAAAGCCAACCTTAACATTTCCCTTATAAGTTGTTCTCTTTGCAAACTGAAGGAACTGTGCCTCTTCCCAAGCATTCTTGATCTCATTCTCAAGAACTTCAGGAACCGGAACTGATCCGCCGGTTACATTCTCTGTAAGAAGTGCTCTTGCTTCTGTGAAATCATCTGTAAGTAAGCCCTTAATAAATGCCTGTCCATATTCCGGGGTATTTCTCATTTCCATATCTGTCATTTTTGTATCCTCCTCTTTTCTTTCCTCAATGACTTCTGCCATCTGATCCGCTGCAACTGCAGCTCTTTTCTCTGCAGCTTCCTTGGCTGCGGTCTTAAGCTCCATCTGACGCTGTTCGATGGCATCAACTTCTGCGCTGAGAGCTTCAATGTCGGAATCCTCCGATTCCATTTCGACTTTAATATCTGCCACTCTCTGATTAAGAGCTTCGATATCAAGAGCCTTGATTTCCTCAATAGTCATGATTAAACCTCCATTAGTTTAATTCTGAGCTTCAAAAGCTCAACCTGTCTGTTTCTGTGTTCAACTCTCAGTCGCTCCGCTGTCTCTGCCTCGATCACTCCGTCAAGGTAAGAACGAGTTGCAATATCTATCTCAGTGTCCGGGTTTGCCGGGAAGCTTACCGCCGACACATCATATAGCTTATCAATTCCGAGAATCTTTCTTGTGTGTGTTTTCTGATCATAGGACTCTTCATTCACTGTAAATGCAAAAGACATTTGATAATAGTTATGGATTTTAATATCCTCATAAATCTCTCTCGCACTTGCTGTTTGCCCCAGATCTATTCTGCAGAATAAACCATGCTCATCGACTTTCAGATCTACAAGGCCATTCTTTGTTCTGGCATATACGGGGCCTGCATGATCAATGCGGAAAACCACATCTCCCATATCAGTATTCTTGAAAGCTTCTGAATCAATCTGTTCGATATATTCTATTCCGGTGTCCGGATCTTTCCAGAGAACATACGGAGCAAATGTCGAAGCATAACCTTCAACGATAAAGCTCTCAGGCTCTCCATCTACCCTTTCCCTGATCTGCAGATATGCAGGTCTGTAAAATCTATTCTCATTCATCTTCATTTCCTCCATTGTTTAGATCATTGGCATCTTTATACTCGCCTCTAATCGTTCTTACATCTCCACCATCAACCGGCATGAGGTTAAATATCTCACGGGCTTCGTTAATGGATAAAATCCCTCGATCTGTGAGCTGTGCAGCCACGTTCAATTTATCAGCATTGCTCATATACTGAAGCCTGTTCGCTGTTGCCATCAGTAAAGAGCCCTGGCTCTGTTCTCTCGGAGTAAAGAGCATTCTGGTCATTACTTCAGAAAACTGAATAGCGAAGACTTCAACACAGCCTTCATAGAATGCAGCCCATTCATCACCATTCGCAAGGTTCTGAAGAATCCGCTCATTGACTCCGTAATAATTATAAACATTGGTCTGAATAAGTTTCATCTGTCCTTCATCCACAACAAAGGACTTAGAGTCAAGCTTGGTAATATTGGTATAAGTATTCGGGAACAGGAGCAGTCCTTCCGAATCAGCATCAGCTGTGAGATTCTGAGAAGTGAATCTCTTTCTCTCCTTCGCCAGATCCTCTGTCTTCGTGAAGTTAGATACTTGAGCCCAGAATTTGTATGTATTACTATTCTTCGTTGCATCCTTGATTCCATCTCTTTGAAGTTTGATCAGTGACATCGTATCGAGCAGAGCTGCGTTGCTCTCTCCGAAGAAGTCACTCTTGTACTGAAACTTCGTCATTATTCCAATGAGATACAACTCAATAGCTGCAGTCTGCCCGTTATTAAATCTGTATCTGATCCACGGCTCCCCTTCAACAGATATTACTTCACACCTGGTCGGAAGTACCGGATATACACCGATTATCTCACCGAACTCTCCAAACACAGGAACAATGAATGCTGTGTTCTGCATATCCAGAATGGTTGAAAGTCTGTAAAGAAATTGGCTCCATGTCTGAAAGTCGTTAGGAGACCTTTTCATTCTGATCTGAAGTTTAGGCTTTGCAGCTCCTTGAATCTCTACACGGAGTTTGCTTATATGCCTCGCTCTCGCATCAATAGCACTTCTAACAAGCTCCGACTCGTAGAGTGAACCGCTCCAAGATGTATACACCGGCTCATATGCAGTTAATAATTTGAATTTGCCATCCACCTTTTGAGGCTTTGGCTGTTCAGATTTTCCGAACAACTTTTCAAACAGTCCCATTTTTAACTCCTATTAGCTAATTGATCTCCGATCTGACTATTCCATTTCTGCTTAACAGTCAGAGCATCCAACATTGCAGCCACTCCGTCTATGTGATCAGAAGCAGCCATCTTAACAAGCTTTGTTCTGTTGCTTTCGTTGTCATGCTTCAATGCAGCATTCAACAAATGTATTTTCAAAAGATCGTTGTTTCCAATCTTCAACTTACCATCCTTTGCTTTGCCTTCCATTTCTGAAATAACAGGCCCGAGGTTATATCCCTGATACACATCATCACAATGGAACCCTCGATTATTCAACTCTGTAATCAGATACTGACTTGAATATCTATCATATCCGACTTGGAGCGGAAGAATCTCATATTCATCAACCAGGCTGCAAAGCCAGTTGAAACAATCATGATAATCGATGAAATTATCTCCGGAAAGCTCAAGCCAACCCTTCTGGATGTATTCCCTGTATGGTAAACCATCACGAAGAGTTGCTTCCTCAAGCTTTTCTGCAGGCATCCAAAATTTAGCCAAGACATAATTAACATCGTCCCTTTCAATAACCACGCACGCAGCAGTCAAGTCCGTTGTCATTGACAAGTCGATTCCGGCTACACAGTAAGAGCTTCGGAACTGCTCAGGAGCAAGCTCCTCGCATTCCATCTTCTTGACCGTTTCCGTGCTGAGCCATGCAAGAGAGCTGTTCTGCTTAATGTTGCAATACTTAGTCAGAAACTCGGCCTTCTTACTCAGCGAACCTTCCGCAATGGCAATCTCTTCCAGAAGGTAGTCCACCGACACACTAACTCCGAGATTTGGATTACTCTTCTGGAGCTCATTGATGTCATTCCACTTTTCCGGATCATCAATCATATACAAAAACGGAAGCAATCTCTTTTCCTTTGAGTCCCCCAGAAGGAACCTTGTAGCTCTCTTAATCAGCTCATCATAA